TCGATTGTATACTCATATTACGCCCCCTTTATCTTTGCAAATGTATCAGTAGTTGTTGTGTATTTTGGAACATATTTTTCACTCTCTTTCGGCTTCTCCACCGCTTCGGTTTTCTCTGGCTTAAAATTAGCAGGATCAATATTCTCATGCTCCCCCCATGGCTCTTTCATGGGGATTCTATTAGACTTAAACGTTTTTTCAACCTTTTCAGCAGGAGTACCATTTATTTGCATCACCGGTGCTGATATTCGACACTCAGTACCCGCACCCATATGTAAAATTGTACCAATCGTTAATTTACCGTCTTTATCTGCCTTAATTTCATAATTTTCCACTGAATGACTTGTTATACTTTTTCCCGCGTCAATATTCACGTTTCGCTTCGCCGTTAAATTAATGTCACGATCTGCTGTTACGTTAAAATCGTTTTCGGTATGTATACTAACTGAATCTGCTGTATAAATATCAATCTTCCCATTCCCAGTCATTTCTATCCACGCAGTCCCTGCTGCATTACCAATGTAAATCAAATCCTCGGAATTATGCAATAATATTTGATGCCCAGTGCGTGTTCGAATTCGAAATAATTCATTATGTGGAATCGTTGTTTTACCACCAGTTTCCCCTTGTTCCACCGCCGCGTATTCTGGCTTACCCTCACGCGCAGGGGTTTTGCGAATGAACTTATCATCCCCATCATCCATCACCAATGTAGTCCCACCCAAGCGACTTACAAAGGCGTTTTTTACTTCCCATTCCTTCTTGCCTATGGTCCCTCGTGTCGCCCCAGAAGACTTATCAATCGGCCCAGGTGAAGATATCCCAAACACCATACTAGGAACTTCACGCCGGGCACTACTTGTCGTTATTCCACGAATATCATCCTTCAATAAACCCTGTTTATCAAGGGTATCCGCAAATATATGTTTCGGTTTCTTTACCTTAGTCGCGTCCGATACTGTTTGATTAACTTTTTTATTATACTCAGCCACAGGAACCCGATCAGTCCCATCTGCTGCAAATCCGGTTGCCGCCAACCCCGGCACCATAAAATTCATATTTTCATCATAAACACACCCAAACCAATATCCACGTTTTGGATCACCATCAATGAAAAATACAATAACAATCGTTCCCGGGTCAGGTGGAATCATCCACATGCCATATGACTTCTGTGTCCCATTATAATCATTATTCTCACTCGTATGCGCTACCCCAGTTACACCATAAAATGGACTTATATATTTTACTTGATGTAACTGCCCCTCAGATGGTGCATTACCAACCGGACGTAATAATTCAACTTCAAGCATCCCCATATAAGTTGGGTCTAAGTGACTGACTACCTTGGCCAAAAATGGGCCAGATGAATCCGGCCCCCCAGCCACCGCATTCGATACAAAATTTGCGTTACTATTTCCTATCATTACCCATTAAAGTTAAATAAATCGAAAATGTTTTTAATAATGTTCGATAAATTAAACGTTTCTCCCAATGTTGCCTCTGTATCAAGTTCATACCCAGATCGTCGAAATGCCCGTATATCTTGTTTAAACACCCCATCCCGAAAAGTACTTACTACATCTAATACTTTATATAACCCACTGTATTGCAATACCGGAGCCGTGCTATCCTCTCCAGTAAACCCATACATCCCCGTTGCTTGATTAATGTCCACCGGTGTTCGAAAATTCACAAAAATGTCCACTTCACCATTTTGATAATTCATGGTGCCATCGTAATTTAAATTACTATACTGCGTACTTGCAGAAGTATAATTTCCCAATCCACTACTCACCAAAAAATACGGGTCACCTAAAATACTGATATCTAAATCAACCAAGTCTTGCCCACGAGTAACAATATCCATGAATAATCGTGCCGCACGAGTGGCAGGCGTTTCCATACCACCTCCACCACGCTTGTCAGAACCCGTAAGGGTAGAAATATATTTGACTGCCGTTGGAATAGCCCCCGCCTTTGTTGATGGCAATTTTCCACCCGACAATAACGACATAATCCCAATCTTTTCAGCAAATGAACTCCCCTGAATCAACGTTTTAATATCTGATGATTTTTCCAACCCATCCGCACTCATGATCGTAGTAAATCCATTGTTCACCACTATTTTAAAATCTAATATACCATCATTCTTTCCAGTATAGATGTAATTAAACTCTTTGACCGCCTGAGAGCGTAATTTAGTTAACCCAGGTGCCTTAACATTCGGCGGCATCGCATTACTCGAATGTACATCATATGGTACTACTCGATACACAATCAACCTAGGAGCACGACCAGTAGTCTCTTCAACGTCTCCAATCGGATATGTTTGGATATCAATCCTCCACCAATTTCGCATACCATACTGAGTTAATGCAGATGCTTCAAATGTAGTTTTAATGAAATCACTATTCAATAGCACCTGATTAATAGCATTTAATATATCGGAATCCTGCCTAAACTTAACTTCAGTTTCTTTAGGATTCACCACCATATCACCACGTACATATACTTTTTTATCAACATCCCATACGTGATTGTCTTTGCTCATAGGAACATCACCCTTACGTGATACACTAAATCCCAAACTAGCCTTCCCTAATTGATTGCACGAACTTTCTTGTTGCACTAATGTTTTATTCTTGGTACTTCGAGTCAACCCTAATTTTTCATATACACTAGTGGCCGATGATTTAGATGGATCGGTTGTTGCCCCATCATTATTCTCCTTGGGAACAGTTGGTTTTGCGTCCGAACCAGATGCGGTATTTTCAGGAAACAAAATCACAATCTCATCTTGCACTTTAACTAGCTTTTGTTCTTTCTGTTGCCGATATCGCTGATTGACAATTGCCTGTACGCTCTTTTCCCCAGTTTGCAATATCTCTTGTACCGTAGTTCCTTTTGCCGAAACATCGCTGATAAATTTTGTATAATGATCAGTTTGTCCAATTTGATTGTATGACATGGCAGAACACGTATAACTAGCTCCTACCGGTGTCACTGTCATTTCTGCATCGGTCAATACAATTGGTATATATCGAGCCGTATTGGGGATATAATCCATCTCACCAGTTTCTTTATTCCCACGGAATTCTATGATTAAGATAAACGGAGCTTCTCTAAAGTTTGAGTGGCCTAACTCCTGAGCAAGCTGTTGACATGCTATAATAAACATCCCCATACTATATGGTTCAATAATATCAAATTTCACATCCGCAAAAGTAGTATTATGCCCCCCGCTAAACCCAACAGTATGAGAAATTTCTACATTATTGACATAAAAATCAAATTTCCCATACGCGGTATGTACTCGGTTGCTAGGATCAGCATTTGCACTTTTACATACTAAATGAACTGGTTTTCCGGCAATATAAGTGCCATCCGGATTTTCTACCTCATATTTTGTTAAACACCCTAAACTAATTACATAATCATATGTTGCATATTGGAATAGCGGATTTGATAATGGTAATGTTACTCCTACCAAATTTTTCAAAAATGACCCCACTGCCCCTACTATTCCAGTAATAGGATTTAATATCCCGGATAAGGATGCAGCAGGTTTTATTGAAACTTCGGGTGATTTTGATTTAGGTGCAGTAGTTGCAGTGTCAGCCATTCTTATAACCCCAATGCAGCACGAAGACTACTATTTTTCGGAATATATATTTTTTTCCCTGGAATAAAATCATAGATAGGGTCTTGAAGCACATCCAAATTTCGTTGTATAAATACCCACCACAAATTAGCATCCTTATATAAATCATAGGCCAACAAATCAGGACGATGAGTATATTGTGGTTCTATTGTATACAAAAAATCATCAATCTCTGCGCTCACTGGACGTATTTGTAATATCCCCAAGTAATCTTGAACGATGGGAGTTGTGTACCAAGGACTAGTATTTTTATATAACGCTGCCATTTAAATATACCCAAATCTATTTGTTATGTATCCACCCGCCACGAATCGATCCAAACTAAACTTTCGCATAGAATCACGACTATATACTGGCTCCACCGTCACCGTAAATGAACTCTTTGTTGGTACATGGGTAATCCCACCACTCATTGCCCCACCAATACCAAACGAACCTAGAATATTAGTAATTTGACCAACCGCACCCGCAATTCCATTAACGGTACCCGTCAATCTCGATACTCCTGGAATATACCGATCAATAATATTACCTACACTAGTGCCAAACCGTGCTGCATTATCTGCCCCACTGGCAATACCTCCCATCGCACTTCCGACTACATCCACCCCGATATAATCACACTTGGCATCTAAATTCATAGCAAATTTTGTTACTACCACTGGGATGTTTTTCAACACATAATTCCCATACCCATTCAAATAAACAATAGGTGGGGGATTACCCGCCTTTGGATCATCACCACTAAACATCTTAGTCAATGCTCGAAAGAAATGTACCCCCGCCACCCAATATGCCCCCTGCGTAGAATCTTCCACGTTCATTGGAGCATTTATACTAATGGCACCCGCGTCACTATTTTTAAATGCCCGAAAATTATGATTTGAATGCACTATTCCCGGAGTAGTATACGTTGCCGATGTACTAAACTGTATAGTAGGGGTATATGGGAAAATGAATCCTCCAGCATCCACTAACGGTTTAAACACGGGGCTAGTCCTAAAACTAGTCCACGTGGGTAAACTTATTCGCACTCGCCAATCATTTTCATTCCCATCCCCACTAAATTGTGCAATGGTTGCTTTAATATCACCAATAGCCTCTCCCGCCGCTGGTAAATTTAGGCTACGTATTGCACTTAGAATACCATTCGAATCACTAACATTTGATAAGGCCGCAGATAAATTCGAGGCAGTACGAGAAGTTCCTGCCGCACTCGTTCCTAATCCCAATATCGATTCAACATCTGACATATTAACTTCCTCTATTCTACTATTTAGGTATATTCAATAGACGAAAATGACAGAATTCAAAGGAAAAAATACATAAATATCAATTCAATGTACGAAAACGCTTGACATGAGCGTACACACATTGTATACTACGTATTTTCGTAACCTTAACCTTACCCTATCTATAAAATGCTACCTATTCCCCACGACCCAAACTCAACTGAAACCCGACAAAATTATTTGAACAATCGAGACATGCTTCATGGAATTCACCAAAGCAAATCTTCATTCTGTAGTTTTACCCATCCTGATTATCACCAATATGATATAATTC